AGCCACGGCTACAGGTTCAACAGAACGACGAGGAGTAGGATCAACAGAGTAACTATCATTATCACTCTCTTCATCCATAACTTCAGGATCTTGATACTTGGGAACACCACGAGTTCCAAGAACATAATCAAGACGCTTCTTCAGATCTTCATAAGACTTGAACTGATCAGGAGCAAGAAGTTCCGAGAGAGAATATTCTTGTTTCCAGACGGCTTCCAGAGCATCATCGTCGTCCAGAAGAGGAGAAGGGCGATCAAACTCAGAAGAGTCGTAGTTCCAATAACCAGCAACCTTCTTGATCTTCAGTTTGAAGTTAGCACCACCCCAGAAATCAAAGGGGTTGATAGGAGTTTCATCTTCAAACTCGGGTTGCATCGCTGCAGTGATCTTATCAAAGATCTTCTTACCGAACTTGAACAGGAACACTTTACCTTCATTGGCAGAGTTGTTTACGAGCAACCTCTTTGTCAGAATCCAAACCAGAGTTCCAGAGTTGGGAGTTGTATTCGGACACAGGATCCTTCTGACCCAGAGTTGTCAGAGAGTTTTCAATGAACCAACCACCAGGGCCTTGAAAGGCGTGACTGTAAACTTTGGCCCAAGGCAGTTCTTCACCCTCAGGAGCGGGAAGAAAACGAATCACGGCATAACCATTACCAGCCTTGTCAACTTCAGGTTTCCAGAGACGATCATCAACGCCACCAGAACCCTTGTTCATTTTTTCCACCTGCTGCACCAGTTTTGCAGTCAGAGAACCAAGGGAGGATTGTTTTTTAAGATTTTGGAAAGACATAGGATTAAGTCAGATTTGGCTTGTGTTTTGAACACCCCTTTATGATACTAGGTATCGTCTGGGGTGTCAAGTGTTGTTTTCAGATTCTTCAGAGTTTCTCTCATATCACTAAAAACTTGTTCGACGGATGCACTCGGAGGCATTCCCAGTAAACACAATGAACTTCGCATATCTTCGACTATCGACTGTGCCTTTGGATCGTCTGACAGTTTCATCCGTAGGTACATCAGGTATTGTTTTTCTAACAACTGTTCAAGAAGTTGGAGTTGTTCTTCTTTCTCATCGTCAGTCAAAAATGTGAACCTCATAAATCCTTTTTGAAGTTCCATCTGAAGGCCTTGAATATCCTTAAGACCTTCTTGTACAAATTCTGACCGAAAAAAGTCACTCATTGTATTGCAATCCCTCTGAGAGTTGTTTTGTATTTGTCAATATCAATACTATTTAACAGGAAAGGTTTGTACTTGTCAATCTTTAGACTTATGGTTTTCCACACAAAATCATTCAGTTTTCCGTCAAACTCTTTCTTGTAGTTGACAATCGCATCCAGAATAATCAATGATTCTATGGATAGATTATTTCTTAAATGTTCTTTCACAAGAACTGGATGTTTTCCGTTTTCTGTTTCAAAGATTGAATTGAAGTTGATGTCACTCAACAGGTTTTCCATTTCCTGTCGAAACACATAACTAAGACTTTGAACTTTCTTTTGCCAAGTTTTATACTTTTCATCTCCAGTTTGAATGATCTCTCCTATCCACATCCTCTGGGGATCATCGCACTGTGAAAAGATTGCTGTGAAATAATTAACGATCTCATCGTCCTTTCGTTGACGAGACATCTTTTCAAAAAAATATCGATCCTTTCTCTTATTAAAAGAGGCGACAGACGCATTGGTCTTGCCGCCGTATTTAAAGTAATCGAAAGTGTCTTTAGTAAAATGATTTTTGAATGCTAGGTAAGTTTTATAGCAATCAAAGGCAGTCATAACGGAAGTCGAGCACGAGAAGTTTTCTTGAGAAAATTAAGTTCCATCGCTTCCCACCTCAGTTTTTCTTTCAGTGGTTTTGAAACTAATTTAGGAACTGATTCTACATCAATGTTGTTCTTCTCGCAATAATAAATGATCGCATCAATATAAGTCATCTTGTTTTCCGCAGCAATGCGTTCGATGTCTTGTGCGAAACGACTTGAACACAAGAACTTTTCTTCTAGAGCCTTGTTGATGTCATCCATTAACCACCATTCGGTTTCCAACAAATTTTTTAACATATTTCACCAGTAATTTAATGTAGTCACCTTTGTTTCTCTTATCATAAACGTGGACTTCTCCACCAGGAGTCACCATAATTGTGATAAGTTTTTTGACAGGAATGTCAGTCATTTCATAGTACATACAAGCATATGCAGCTTCTTGTACAAAGTATTGTTCAATCCATTCTTCTGGTTTGATTTTTTTAGATGTCTTGAAATCAATGATCGCAAGTTCACCTTCGTACTCTGCAATGCAATCCACACGACCAGCTAAACCAAGGTACTCTGAGTAGAGTGTACGTTCGATGGCGTGAATTGTTCCAATCTTATCAAGATATGGCTTAGCACTATGAAACATATAACGAGTCGCGGGAGGATAGTCATCCCAATTTAACTCTTTGTTTTCAAGATACGATTGAGCAACCTCGTGAAATATTGTACCTCTCGTTGTGGCTTCTTTCGTAACTCTATTAGCTTCCTGATCCCCTACACGTTGTCTCCACTCAAGAAAAACATCTCGGTTGTAGAAACTTGTGACTGAAGTGATCGAAGGCACCCAGTCGCCTGTAGGTAGTTTATATAGGCGAATTCCATCGACCTCTTTTTTCTCTAGTTCAATATCACCAAGATGATTTTCAACAATAAACATTACATACCTAAAGCAAGTTTCTTAATAATGTATTCCTTGACAAGCCCAGAACGGACAATATCATCAACACCAAATTCAACCATTTGAAATGATTCATTCATCTGTTGAATGATTTTCATAAAGTCAAGGATACCATTCTTTTCATATGTTTTCTGCAAGTCAGTTTGAGTGGCGTCACCGCAGAAAATAATCTTACAATCTTCACCAACACGGGTGATGATTGAATCCAATTCGTGAAAATTAAGGTTTTGCGATTCGTCAATCAGAAGAATCGCTCTATCAATTGTGGTGCCACGAATGAAAGAAGTTGACCAGAACTTGATGGTCTCCTGTTGTTTCAGGTTACCATACAACATTTCAAAGTCAGCATCAGTAGGCATCTCAAACATATATTTTACCATATTCTTGTATGGAATTTGGTAAAGTGACGATTTATCTTCGTGATCCCCAGGCAGAAATCCAATCTCTCGTGTAGCAACAAGAGATCGAACAATATAAACTCTCTCATAAGGTGTTCTTTCATCAAGTACATCTTTGAGAGCAAGATACAAAGCGACAAAAGTTTTACCTGTTCCAGCAGCACCAAAGGCAAAAATGTTTTTACCTTCTTTATACTTTTCGAACAATAACTTTTGATTTTCTGTAATTGGTTCGATCTTGTTTAAGAGATCTGTATTGATCGGTTTCTTTCTCTTCATTTGTTTTGTCGTCATACCAACGCCAATCGGAGAGTTTGATGTTTTTCTTGCCATTAGATTCTTTTAATACGAGAGCCAGGTGCTTTAGATGCTTTGAGAAGAACGTCATTCCAACCAGGGTTGCGATTGACAAGTTTGTCTTTCCACTCGCCAACTTCTCCTGGTGTTGCACATCCTTCAGACCAATCTCTCTTCCATTCTGGATTGTCTTGATACCATTGAGTGATTTCGTGTACGCTCATCTCAATGACTTTTTTCTCTCCAGTTTCTTTATGAACTATCGGATAAATCGCCATACGTTTCTATAAACCGTGAAAATATTTAGACCCATTCAAGGGCTTCTGAAACCGAAGGAAACTGTTCGCAGAACACTCTCTTACACTCTAGAGCAATATCCATATGTTCTTTCTGTGTTCCATTGGCCGAACGCAGATTGATATAATGAATCCAACTACGGCACGAACCAGTCATATAGATGCGTGTGGGAGTCGCCAAGGGGAGTACAAATCGAGCACACTCTTTTGCAACACCTTGATTCAGAAGATAGTTATAGACATCCTGGGCGTCCCGGAAGAGGTCTTGAATCATCTTATTCATCACGAACACTCTTTCCTCATCTAAGTCATCAATCGAGTTCTGGCGGTTCTTGGTGTCCTGCCTACGCAGTTCTGGCACAGGAATATCAGCACTTAACAGATTGGTGTCTGCATACCTTTGACTAAACTCTTGAAACGTAAAACTACGATGACGAAGAATCTGGGCTGCGATACCACGATTGGTTTCAATCTCAAGAGTCATAGAAGACTGTTCAAACACAGACCAATGATTATGCTTAATACAATAAGCAAGCAACTTGGAATAGTTCTCGTTATCCTGATTAGCAGGATTAGAGACTCTTGCAATGAACGCCATTGTCTTTTCTGCATCGGGAGTCACACTAATAAGTTTTACATTAGTCTGGGTAGCCATCGTCGTCTCCGTCATAAAACACTTCGTCGTAATCAGTTATGTATGGGGCAACCTCTTCATATCGTGGAGGTTTATAAGCATTTACATCTGAATATACTTCTGACTTCAAAGACTCCACAAGTAATTCAAGGTTATGAATAATTAATTTTAATTTGTCTCGATCCATAATAAGTTCCTCCTATACCATTCTATACAAAAAAAGAGGAGGTGTCAATCCTCCCCGTACTTTTTCAAAAGTTCTGTGATTATTTTTTCATCTCCACTCAATGTTTGAATCTCATAGAAGTTTGTTTTCATATACTTCTTGAGTTTCTTGTATTCTTTGGTAAGGTTATTAACTTCGTCCCAATTAACTTTGACACCTTTTTTCTTATCCTTACCATCAAAACCAAAACCAATACTCATCGCCGCCTCTTCTTTTCTTCTGGTGGTTTTTCACCCCAAATCTTAGGATTAACTCTTCCAGGGCCAAAGTCGATATCAATCATCGATCCAGGGCCAAACTTGTCATAATACATATCAAAAATATTAACTCGTTTGGCAGACCTTACAAGATCTTTCTTGACTTCACCTTCAAAATTTTTATAAGTTACAACGTAAGCATCAAGAGGAAAAGACTTATCTTGAAGATGAAGTTGGGTACAGCTTTCTACAAGAAGTTCTGTACCATATTTGTTTTTAAGAGAACTTTTCTCTTGAGGTGTCCAGTAAACTTCATCCATTGTGTTTTGTAAGGTAGTAGTTGTATTCATATCAACCTCCTCTGTTGCCCCACACAATGTCTGGGAAAGCTTCCTGCACCATCTCTCTGGTTACTTTATATTTGGTCGTAAGTTTCTTATCTTTTACCAGACAAATGATTTCAGCTTCGTCTGGATGAAGACCTTCTAATAGTTGGAGAAACATTTGTTCTCTTTTTATCGGTCTCAGAAAATCATTACCACCTTTCACAAAGTTATAAAGAATCTTCCACTCGTGAGCAAGATAGGTGTGTTCAGTTCCTGCTGGAGCTTCATTCTTGTTGAACGGAACATCTCCTTCAGGCAAAATAGAAACAATAGAATCATCAAAGTTCCAGATAAGAACCGACTTCAAATGAAGTGATTCATTCTCTTTCAGAACTTGAACTTTCTTTGCTTTCGTTCTTTGTTTGGAAACTTTGTCGAGAACTTCACTCAACAAAGGATTATTTGGCAATCGGGCTTCACCAAGTTCAGGATGTACTTCAGTCATTGTCATAATGGTTACTCGTCTTCTAGTTCTTCATCGTATAAAAAATCTGAGTTTTCAACACGGAAGGCAATGATTTCATCTGGAATAACATTACCTCTTTCATCATACATTTCTGGATGCATCTGGGGAATTACCGTTCTTTGAATGTGTTCTTTATATAACCATCCAATTATACCACCAACACACAGAAAAAGCACGGATATCATTGTGCCGAGAGTTAAAGTGACTGCTAACATCTTACTTTCCCCTGAGAGTTATGTTTTGTTTCCTTGTGTAAAAGGAAAACTCAAAATAGATGTGAAATTCTCGTCGAAGAAGAGAAACCATCTTTCCAAAACAAATTTTAAACGTTTTTGGTGGCTCTTGGTTCCTCCTCTTCTGTAACATCAACTCTACGCCTTTATTTATTCTGAGTTTTCTTCCTCCTTCCTCTCTTCTTGTCTTGCTCATATTTCCAAGCATCCTCTAAAATTCCGTAAAGATAGTTTCTAATTTTTCTAGCTGCAGGTTTTGGAATGTGACCATAGGCTTCACGAAGTTGTTTATGCAAGTCATCTGGGCCACCAATCAAATATTCATCCAAATCTTCAACAATGGTACTTAAGTTTGCAGCGGTTTGACTTTGAATAAAAACTTGAACCTGTGCTTTTGTTGCACCAATCGTTTTAAGATATTCATAAAAGTTCAGAACAAATTTATTGCTTTCAAATGCACAGTCAATGGCTTGTTCGATAACTCCGTTAATGTCTTCCATTAGATCAGATTGTTCTCCTGTAAGTATGCAACCGTATCCATACATCCGCCCAAGTGTTTGTCATCCATCACAACTTGTGGGAACGTGGATCCTTTCCCGAACTCACTATAGAACTGTTCTTTGGTAAAGTCAATGCCTAGTTTATAAACCTTGTGTTCAAAGTTTGAAAGTTCTAATACTTGAATAATTTTGGTACAAAATGGGCAACCATTTTTAGAATAGACGGTGAAATTCATTTTAATTACTCCGATATTTTTTGACACAAACTCCTCGAGCCCAAGCACGAGATAAACTATTTACATAAGAACAAGCCTTATTCTTTTTACCACAGTATGGGCAGAATGCATCAGGTGGATCAGACATTGTTTGAATCGGTGAGAGAATCTTCTTCTTGTGATTCTCCATTTGCTTTCGTTTTCGTGGATGCATATCTATAAAGTTGTGGCCAGGTGTCTCTAATTATCTCAGCAAGTTTGTAGGGTGTTTCTGAACTAATCACGCTAATATTGTTATACTTTGTTGTTGTTGAGATAAAAGTGTTAATACCTTTGGGTCTTTTGCGGTCTTTCTTACAGA